TCTGGTGAATTAGCTCAATCAGACTTTGAAAAGGCATACTTCCTTTCCAAGGCTATGGGTCGTCGTATTGATGAGACTAAGTTCGCTAGGGACTTAACTGAAAAGGCTGAAGTTGGTGATGCATTCTCTCCAGCAGCTGCTTCTCATCGTACATATGAAGAACAAGTAACTACTCAGTTACAGCGTGATATGCAGGCTAAGATGGTTCTTGAACCCTTATTCCAGAAGATCCAGATGAATGCTGCTACTATGGTAATGCCTGTTGAAGGTACTGCAGCAGCTGCTACCTGGGTTGCTGAAGCTGCTCGTGGTAATGCTGCATCTACTGGTACGGCCACTGCTCCTAGCTTATCTGAAATCACTCTGACTACTGATAAGTTAGCTGCTAAGAGCTATCTGAATGATGAAGCGGATGAAGACGCAGTACTTGCTCTGATTCCTATTATCCGTCGTCAGCTTGCAGAAGGTATGGCTAAAACTATTGAGTATTCAATTTCTGGTGCTATTACTTCTGGTGGTTCTGCTTACAGCCCATCTGGTTGGAATGACTTAGAAGATGCTGCAGGCGCTAATGCTGGTGGCACTATGTTGGCATCTGGTACAGTTGCTTCAGCTCAATTACTTAATGCTCGTCAGAATATGGGTGTTTATGGTGTTAATCCTTCCGATGTAATTTATATTGTTAGTCAGAAGGTTTGGTATGATCTGTTAGATGATACAGCTTGGGCTGACGTATCTCAGGTTGGTGCTGCTGATGCAATGAAGCTCCAAGGTGAGGTTGGTTCTATTTATGGTTCTAAGGTCATCGTTTCTACTGCATTTGATGCAGCTGCTAATGCTAAGACATATGCTTATGCTCTGAATCCAGCTGGATTCTTAATGCCTCAACTGCGCGCTCCAAGCGTACAGTCTGAATATAGCGTAGAGAAGCAGTTACGTACTATCGTATCTACTCAACGTATTGGCTTTAAGCAGCTCCATTCTGGTGCTACTTACGTTAAGCGTTGCGCTTACACTGGTGCTTAAACTCTTAGAGTAGTAATACTGGCTGGGGTAAAACCCAGCCGGTTTTTACAAGATTATTGGAATAACAAATGGCTGATTTATTTACTAAAGCTGAATACAAAACCTATGCAAATGTTAGCAGTGGTGGCCTAGATAGTAGAGTTGATCTATTAATCCCTATGGTCAGTGATCTTGTAAAAACTTATTGCGGAAGAACATTTAGAGATTATTATACTACTTATAAAACCGAGTACCATGATGGAGCAGGAAGCGTTTATATTGACTTAGTAGAAGCTCCTATTAGAGATATTAAAGAAGTTTGGATACGATCTACTGCTATCTCAACTAAAGCTACTATTGAACAAAATATGGCAAATTCGGAGAACTATAATTTACTATCTCCAGGTACTCCAGTTTGTACTAATGGTGATTACACTACTGAAGCTGCTTGTATTAATAATGATACTTTTTCAGGTACTTTAAATGATATGACTATTAGTGGTTTTACTGCTAATACTTCCGCTGGAGAAGTTGGTAGAAATTATAGAGTAGTAATTGATGGAACAACTCCAGATACTTTCAAATGGTCTTATGGAGACACTAATTGGTTACAAACAGGCGTAGCTTGTAGTACTTCTTACACTACTTTAGAAGGTGATATTAAGATTAAGTTTGGTGCTACTACAGGTCATGCAGCTTCAGATACTTGGAACTTTACTTCTGAAATTTGGACAGGTTCATGTTCTGGTGTTGGCATATATACTGAAGCAGATTGCGTAGGTACTATAGGACAATATTGGACTGCACCTATTGAATATGTTATTAATTATCAAGAAGATAGAGTAGAGCGCATTAATAGTGCTACAGGAGCTACTACTAATTTCCCTACAGCACCTAATGCTGTAAAAATTATATATAGAGGTGGCTATTCTGCAACTCCTGCTGATTTAAAAGTAGCTGTTATGGATTTACTTACTTATTATTTAAAGAATGAGTCAGTACCTAGAAAAGCTTCCGGAAGTATTACAATGGAATATATCACAGATTCTAGCTTCCCTCCTCATATTAAACGAGTTCTTGATTTATATAGAGTTGTAGCGTAATGTCTACAAAAGATTTAAGATCCAAACATTCAAGGACTTGGAGACCTGTATTAAATACAAGTATTCATTATTTATATTTAGATGAACCTATAATGAATAAATATGCTATAGATGTTGGCGAGGTGGAAAAATATTACCGCTGGGATTCTATATCTAAATTTAAAAAGAAAGGAGGCCAGTACTTACTTCCTTTTAATAATTATTCTGCAGTTTATAGATTTTTAAGAAAATTATCTAAAAATCAATATTTAGAAGTAGGACATATAGGTACCTCATCTATTGCATCAGCTAGAGCAAAAGCTAGCGAATATGGTACACCTAAATTACAAAAAAAGATGTTTTCTAACGTAGAAAAACATAAAAAAGCTGTATTTGCTACTGTAGAAGAACATTTCCCAGGTATGAAAACTACCTATTTAAAATCTTTATCTACAAAAATGTTAAAAGGTAGTTTAGAAGGCGTTTTAGTTATGCCTCAAAATTTTGAATTAAACCAAGAATCTATTAAAGCTTTAGAAACTGAATTAGGTAAAAGTACAGAAAAATTACGTGATGAAATATTTAATTTAAAAGGTTCAAAAAGTTATAAGCAGCATTTAGATTATATTATTTATAATGCTTATAAACATGGTAAACAACCTAAAGCTTTCACAGAAAAAGCCACCACTATAACAAAACCTAAAAAGAAAAAAAGAAAAATAGTACTTCCTAGAGAAAAGGGAGAAACTGCCTCTCAAATGTCCACTTCTTCTTTATTTAATATTATAAATGCACAATTAAATGAACAAGTAGCAGGTTTGATGGGAGATCCTTATTTAAATTATAGAACAGGAAGATTTGCTAATTCAGTAGAAGTTAATAGAGTTACCAGGGGTCGAAAAGGGATGTTAACTTTTTATTATACTTATATGAAATATCCATATCAAACTTTTGAACCTGGATTTAGACAAGGTCATTTAGGTAAAGACCCTAGATTATTAATTTCTGCAAGTATTAGAAGTATAGCAGAAGGTTTAGTTAAAGAAAGATTTAGATCTGTAAGGGAGTAATTTATGAGTGCTAGAGCAGAAATTGTAGATTCATTGGTAAAACTATTAGAAGGAATTAATGGGTCTGGCGCTTATAAAACTAATTTACAAAATAGTGTAGATAAAAAATTATTGTTTTGGGATGAAGTAAATGACTTTCCCTTTGTTTGTATTATAGCAGGGTCTGAAACTAGAGAGTATCATCCTGCAGGATTTAAATGGGGTTTATTAAATATACGATTTAATGCTTACGTTAATGACGAATACCCTATAGATATGTTAAATGATGTACTTCATGATATTGAAATAGTATTAGATGCTAATCAAACTTTTCAGTATCCTCCAGCTCCTTTAACTAAGGTTGGAGAAGTGCAACAAATAACTATAGACTCTATTGTAACTGATGAAGGTTTATTAGCCCCTTATGGAGTTGGTGAAGTATCTTGTACAGTTAGATATGAGGTCTTACATTAAGAGAATATAATTAATTAGGTAATAGCCTGGATAAAATTAATTCTCTAAGTTATAAAAAAGGAGACAAATTATGTCTTTAAATCTTTTAAGAGAAACGCAAGTATTTGCATCTACTGTTAAAACCGGTTTTTCAGGTTCAGCAGCTAGTCCTAATACTTGGGAATTAAATGTATTAGATGGTTTTTCTTTTACTCAAGGTACTAACTCTAACGAAATTACTTTGAATGAAGCAGGAACTGCACCTAGTCGTGGTAAACGTGCCTTTAATACAGCACTTAATCCAGTAGACTGGTCTTTTACTACTTATGCTCGTCCATTCCAGCGTAATGATGGTACAGATGACTTAAATACTGCCGGTGAACGTGTTTTATGGGCTGCTTTATGGGGTGATGCCGTTACAGATGCTGTAGAAGGTGATAATACCGCTACTCCAAAAGTAACTTCTATGGCTGTAGATACAACTACTTCTAATTTAGCTGAACCATTAAAGATCCAATTATATTTCGTTTTAGAAAATAATAAGTATCATATCGAAGATGCAGTAATTAATTCAGCAGAAGTTGATTTTAGTATTGATGGTATTGCTCAAATTACTTGGACCGGTTTTGGTAAGGTAATTAATGATGTTACTGCAGGAACTGCACCGACTTCAGCTACTGCTTTAGCTCTTCCTACTACTGCTGATTTTATTCGTAATAAATTAAGTACTGTAGTATTCAAGACTGCCGGTGTTGCTACACCTACTACTTATAGTCTTGCAATGACTTCAGGTAGTATTAGTATTGAAAATAATATTACTTATTTAACACCAGAAGAAATTGGTAAGCTTAATCATCCTATTGGTGCTTTCTTAGGTACTAGAAATATTTCTGGCTCACTTAGTTGTTACTTAAATAGTGGTACTACTAATTCAGCTGGATTATATAAATCTTTAGTAGAGGGTACTAGTACTGAAAATATGTATTCAATTGATATGCATATGGGTGGCGAATTTAATGCCACTTCTAATAAAGTACCTAGTATTGAGTTCGCAATGCCTACTGTACAATTAGAAATTCCTTCTATGGACGTGCAAGATGTAATTGCTACAACTATTAACTTTAGTGCACAAGGTGCAACAGGCTCTGGAGCCTCAACTAAGTATGATATTGCAGCAAATAATGATGCAACTGTAAAATATTTCAACTCTAATTCGGGTTAATAGTTTACATACTGAAATTGGGGGCCACTGCGCCCCCAATTTTTTAACTTTAATAAATTTATGGAGATTCGTTAAATGAGCGAAACCGCAGAAACAACCACAAACGTTACAGATTTATCATCTTTACTAACTTCTAGTAAAACAGTAGAATTAGATTATCCTGGTTTTCCAGATTTTAAAGTTAATCTAACTTATTTGTCAAAAGATGAAATGTTAAAAATAAGAAAGAAATGTGTAACAACTAAATTTGATAGAAAAACTAGACAGCCAATTGAAGACTTAAATGAAGAACTATTCTTAAAAGAATATATTAAAGGAGTTATTAAAGGTTGGAAAGGTTTAAAATTTGAGTATTTAAAAGATCTTATTCTTATTGATACTGATCAAATTAGTGATATGAAAGCGACTTTACCCTTTTCCCAAGATAATGCTGAGATTTTAATGAAAGAATCTAATGATTTTGATACTTGGGTTTCAGAAACGGTAACTGATTTAGCAAATTTTACATAAAACAGACCTATTTTTTAGTAGATAAATTAAAAAGTATGGTCAAAAATCGTGCCTCAGGCATGACTAAAGAGCAATATTTGGATATGATGTATCAAATGGGCTCTGAACCTAAAGAAAATGAAATACCATGGGAAGAAGATGACTTCCCATATGAGGTACAACAAGCTTTTAGAATTTATAAAGTTTTACCCGATAAATGGGATACTTTTGGAGGTTCTTATCTAGGAAAAGATTATTCTTCTGTTATACAAATGTTCGATTTATTTAAAATTGATGAAGATAAAGAAGATATTTTGTATTTTATTAAACATATAGATGCTTATGAAACAGATGCAATAAATAAAAACCTAGAAGCCAAGAAAGATAGTAAGGCTAAAAAGTAATGGCAGATACCATACATAAAAAGGTTAAAGTTGAGGTAACAGACGGAGGTTCTACTCTTAAAGTTACCAAACGAGCCGGCGAATTAGATCGTAATATGAAGGGGTTAGATAAAACCTCTAGTAATGCGGCTAAAAACTTCTCTAAAATGTCTCAAGGTATGGAGGGCGTCCTCGTACCTGCTTACGCTCGTGTAGCTGCAACAGTTTTTGCGGCTACTGCTGCTTTTCAACAACTAAGTAAAGCTGCCGAGTTAGCTACTATGAAACGAGCTATGCAAAGTATGGCTCAAAATACAGGTAAAAACTTAAATCAAATAGCTAAAGAAGTTCAAAAAGCTTCCGGGTTTATGCTTTCTTTCGCAGATGCAGCCAGACAAGCTACTTTAGCCGCTACTGCAGGTTTTCAAACTAAAAATATTATTGCAATGACTAAAGCTGCTAGAAAAGCTAGTTTAGCTTTAGGTAGATCATTTGATGATACTTTCGATAGGATATTCCGAGGCGTAACAAAAGCTGAACCAGAATTATTAGACGAATTAGGTATTATCCTAAGATTAGATACCGCTACTAAAAAGTATGCAGAAAAGCATTCTTTAGTTGCTAGTGAGTTAAATATTTGGCAAAGACAGCAAGCTGTTTTAAATGATGTATTAGAACAAACTGAAAATAAGTTTGAATTCGTAGGTGATCAAGTTAATAGCTTAAATCAATTAAAAGCTAGTTGGATTGATTTAAAAGATACTGTAATGGAATTTTTTATAGGAGTACTACAGCCTGTCATTACTTATTTAGCTAATAATACAAAAGCTTTAGCTGCTTTTTCAGCTATTTTTGCCCTTTCTACTATTAGAAAAGCTTTTCCAGCTTTACAAAATATTTTTAAAAACTTAGAAAAATCTTTAGATAATAGAGAGAAGAAGTTAAATACTATTAATAAAAAGCTATTAATACAAAAAACTATAATGGAGAAGCAAGTAGCTTTAATTAAGAAACAAAATATTGAAAGAGCTAAAGCTAAAGTTGTTCAAGCGCAACAAGCTTTTGGAGCACAATTAACAGGTACTAAAGCTACTCCTGCTTTAAGAGCAGTGGCAGACGCAGATGTAGTAACTAAAAAAATGATTCGAGCAGCTGAGCAAAGTCTAAGTCGAATCAGCAAAAGAAGTGGTGTTCAAGCAGAAAAAGCAAAAAGTAAGTTCTTCTTAGGAGGAGCACTCAAAGGAAAACCTTTAGCTCTAATACACGATTTAAATAAGTCATTAAAAGCAGTAGCTAAGAGTAATAAAGATTTAGTTAAAGAAACAAAGTCTCATAAAGGTATTACAGGAGCTTCTGGAGCTCATGTAGCTACTAAATTATCTCATGCTTTTAATAAGTCCCAACAATTATTATCAGATAATATTTTATCTATATTCAAAGGATTTACTATAGGTCATTCTGGCGATATTGGTTTTTGGAAAAGAACTCAGAGTTTATTTCAGGATGATGGCCCTAGACGTCTTTTACCAGAAGCAACTCCCACTGTTAAAAATACTGCAGCTTTAGAGAGAAATACTGCAGCTTTATTAAAAAATACTACCAGTAAAAAGATAGGGGGTGCTACAGGGGGTAGTGATGGTGCTATGATTTATGGTAAAGCAGGTAAAGCAGGTAAAGCAGTTAAAGGAATATCCCTTATGTCTAAAGCATCTTATAAATTTGGGGCTATATTAGGGATAGTTACTAAGGCATTTACTTTTTTAGCTTCTAAACTTATATGGATATGGGGTCTATTTGAAATTGGAAAAATGGCAATTAATTTCTTAGGTGATAGATTTAAGTGGCTCAAAGATGCAGTAACTAGTGTAGGTAATGCGCTAGAGTTTTTAGCTGGTTTCGTAGGTTTAGGAGCCTTATTTGAAGATATACCAAAAGAAGTAAGAAAGGTTCGAGAGTCTACAGAAGATTGGTCAAGTTCAATCGAAAATGTAGACAATTATGTTTTAAATCTTGAAAAAACTATAACAAAGCAGTTAAACCCTTCACTATTAGAACAAAAAAATAGACATGAAGGAGTAGCTAGCGCTTTAGATTCTTTATCTGTTAGTACTTCTAATCAAAGTTTCAGTTTAAAAAAACTAGTACAAGCTAATAAAACGGTATCAAATAGTACTAAACAAGATATAATCACAAATTATAATAAAACTATAACAGTTGCAAAAAAGCTGGGAGTAGAACATGAAAAATTAGCTGATAATATAGCAGTAGAAAATGTGAGAGTTCACGAGTTAATTTCTAATCTAAATAACTTAAATAGTTCTATACAATCGGTAATAGCAAAAGAAAAAAATATAGTTTTAAATTTGGACTTACAAATTGCAGGGAACAAAGAATTAAGGGATTATACTGATGAATTAATAAAACAATATACGGATGAGACAAAAAATAAATTACAAAGAGCAAAAGAAATAACAGCAAAAAAGAGAACAAATGCAACCAGACAACTACTGAAGCTAAAGCTCA